CCTTGGCTTAATAGGATAATATCCAATCAATTAAAAAACCTAGTTAGAAATAACTACACAAACTACTGCAAACCTTGCGTTAGATGCGCAGCGGCCGAATCAGAGTCGGCTTGTTCTATATACGGAACACAAGATACTAGATGCCCCCTTTATGAGCGCTGGGTATCGAAAAAGAAGTCGGCTTACGATGTGAAAATGGCTCTCCCGCTAGAAAACCATAAATCAGAAATAGACAACAGAACCGAGGAGTCTATGAACATTGAAAATGCTATACTAAAAATGCACCAAAAACTCAAAAAAATATTAAAGCATAATGAGTGGGTTGTTTACGAGGGTTTTTATATAAAGAATAAACCTGAGCAAGAAATAGCTAAAGAATTAAATTTTAAGACTTCAGAAAAAAATAGGTGTCCCGGATACAAGCAAATTAAAAATATTCAAAAATCTATTATAATTAAGGCTAAAAAAATCTTAGAAAAGGATGACGTAGACTGGATATGAATACAGAAGATTTTAAATTAAACGAAGAACAAAAAGCTGCTCTAATAGAAGTTAAGGATAAATTTTTAGCGGGAGAAAAGGTGGACGTATCGTTGATGCACCTGATTCAAGACGTTGCAGGCTTTTCTGGAAGAGACGGCAGAAGCAAAGAAGGCAGAGCTGTTAAGTCTTTTTTATCAGAAATAGATCTGAGCGCGATACCAGCTAGTGAATACCAAAAGGTTGACAAACCTAGCCTGTCAGACGAGCACAAAGAATTCATTAGAAATAACAAAGATACGATGAAGTATGTGGAAATGTCACGCATACTTTTCTTAAACGATAAGCTTACAAGCTTAAGCGCGGAGACAAGAATGGTTACTGAATACTGTAAGAGTTTAGATGGAGAAGACTTCGAGGAATCCCAAAACAGAGAAGAAGAAAGCTTTGAATATAAACCACCTAAACATCCCGATAGAGTACTCAGTAGAATAAATAAGTTTATTTTAGATAGCGGGATAGATAAAGATAAAGTTACTCCTAGGCAGAAAAAAGACATAGAGAGATTGATGGGCTATCTCCATACTTTTCGCTTTATACATCAAATGAGCAACTATCGAAACGAAACAGAAAGGGAATTATTCGAATCTTCTTTCGTGAGATATACTTATAACAAGCCAGACTTAACTCAAGAAGAAGTAGATCAATATATTGTGCTTTCAGGAGAAGTAGTTATAGCTTCCAATATACAAAGAAGAGTAGGTAGGTTGCAACGCTTACTCGATGAAACAGCAAGCGACAACGAAGGCAGAAGAATATCTATGAGCTTGGTGGAGGCAATTAATACCGCACAAGGTGAGTACAACTCTTGTGTTAACAGGCAACATAAACTACTTAGTGATTTAAAACAGAAGAGAAGCGACAGGCTAAGCAAACAAGTCCAAGACAATGCTAGTATTCTCAATTTAGTTGAGACTTGGAAAGAAGAAGAGAGCCGAAAAGAATTGATTAAAATGGCGGAACTACGTAAGAAGGTAATACAAAATGAAGTAGATAAGCTTTCAACTATGGATGACGTGAAGGCTAGAATATTTGGCCTATCAGAAGAGGAGGCCATAAATGGTTAAGGATTTAAAAGATTGTTTGAGAATGTCTTATACATGCAAAATAGATGGAGAAGAGTTTGAAACAGAAAAGCAGCTACATATGCATCTCCGCAAGCATAAAATGCGTATGGCTGAATATTACCAAGAGTACTATCCGCGTAGAGATTTACTAACTGGAGACTTAATTAAATTTAAAAATAAACCTCATTATTTTTCTAACTATTTTAATTCTAGACCAAATATGAAAAAGTATTTAGAGTCTGCTCCGGAAGATAAGGCTAGAGAATTTTGCATCCAAGTCATTAAAGATAGAATAGAAAGAAGGAATATAAAAAGCTCTCCTACGCAGGTGGAGATGAGGACCTCAATGATGCCTCCAATATTCTATTATCAAAAACTTTTTGGCAATTATTATAATATGTGTCATAAGTTAGGGTTATCTAAAAGATTTGAAAATATACCCAAAGACAAGATAGAAGAAAACATTGAAGAAGGTTACGAAATAGTAGTTGATACTAGAGAGCAAAAACCTTTAAATATAAATTATGGAACCAGAAGAGAAGGACTTAAGTTCGCTGACTACTGGCTAGATAAAGAAGGAAACGACTGCTATGTCGAGAGAAAAGAGACCAAAGATTTTATAGGTACATTCTCTGGAGGTTACGAAAGATTTTGCAGAGAAATGGATAGAGCTAAAGAGCAAAACGCTTATGTTGTAGTTGTTGTAGAAAACAGCTTAGATAATATGATGAAGTTTAATTATCTAAAGTTTATAACCAAGAAGGTTCAGGTTACGCCAGAATATGTTATGAGAAATGTCAGGGATATAATCCAAAGATACGATAACATACAATTTCTCTTTGCAAAAGGTAGGACCGAAGCTACAAGAGTTACCAGAAAAATATTCTTCTCTGGCAATGCTTATAAAGAATTAGATTTGCAGTTAGCTTACGACCTAAAACTTTTATAAAACATGTGGTCTTCTCCGGAAAAATACCTCAGAGAGGTCGATGACGTTAACACTAGATTAGCGAAACTAGAAGGCTTCCTAGAAGACAAAGAAGCTAAGATAAGTCTAGCAGAATTCCTAAGAAACAATTTATATTTTACGACATATCTCCTTACAGGAATAAAGTTAGCCCCTTTTCAGGAGATCACTTTAAGGGGTATGTTTAATAGAAACTTTAGTATGTGTGTCTGGGGCCGTGGTTGCGGTAAGTCGTTTATTGCTTCTGTATATTGCTTCCTTCAGTGTATATTTGAACCTAACACAAAGATACTTATAGCTGGCCCAACTTTTCGTACAGCTAGGTTTATTTTTAACAACATAGAAAAAATCGTTGAAACAAAAGAGGCTATTTTATTAGCTCAAGCTTTCGGAGCTAAGACGAAAAGAAACGACCAATACGAATGGAAAATAAATGGAGGCACTATAACAGCTATCCCGTTAAGTGGTGAAAAAATACGTGGTTTCCGTGCTAATATACTTGTCCTAGATGAGTACCTTTTATTGCCAGAAGATATTATCAGAAATGTTTTAATGCCTTTCTTGGTTGCCCCTCAAGATATGAAGCGTCGTATGGAAGTTAAAGAAGTAGAGGATGATCTTATAAAGAAAGGGGCGCTTAAAGAAGAAGATAGAACTAAGTTTGAAAATAAATCCAAGATGATAGCTTTGTCTTCTGCTAGCTACACCTTTGAGAATTTATACAAAACTTACCAAGAATGGATTGCTAAAATTCAGTCCCCAGAGGACCTAAGTGACGCAAAATACTTTGTGTCCCAAATGGGGTACGAAGCCTTGCCAGAAGAGATGATCGACAGAACAATTATTGAGGAGGCTCAAGAAGGAGGAGCTTCTCACTTTTCCTTCCAACGAGAATATTGTGCTCAATTTACTGACGGAAGCGATAGCTATTTTAGTGCTAAAAAAATGGAGACATGCACACTAAAGGGAGAGGAAGAACCTTGTACATTAATGGTGGGCAGAACAGGTAAGCGCTACGTATTAGGTATTGACCCTAATATGAGCGATAGTCCGACGGCCGATTACTTTGCTATTGCCGTAATGGAAATTGATGACAACACGGGACAGGGAACTTTGGTTCATTCTTACGCGGGGCTAGGCAGTTTAAATAATCATGTAAAATATTTAGCTTATTTACTTCAAGCTTTTAATATTGTTTTTATATGCCTTGATAATGCTGGATCTGATACTTATTTAGATAGTTGTAACGAGTCTCAATTTTTTAAAGATGCTAGAGTAAATTTAAAAACCATACCCTTAAACTCAGACGCAGAAGGCTTAGAGTATCAAAAATCGCTAAGAACAGCTAAATTAAAATATAATCAAGAAAATAATCAGATTTGTTTTAATCAAGTTTTTACTAGTAATTTTATTCGTAGAGCTAATGAGTATCTTCAAGCTTGTATAGATTATAAGAAAATTTGGTTTGCTTCGAGAACAGCTTCCAATGAGGTCTTCTTTAATAGGACTAGCTCAATTAGACTACCATATCCCAAAAAACTTATATTTATAGAAGATAGAAAAGAATGGTCAATGCTTGATTTTATTGAGCATCAAGACGATATGATCTACCAAACCAAGAAACAATGTAGTTTAGTGGAGCATAAAGCTACCTCTAGGGGCTCTCAGAATTTCGACCTACCACAACACCTCAAAAGGTCTACCTCCCCTAACAAGGCTAGAAAAGATAATTATTCTGCTTTAATGTTGGCAAATTGGGGGCTTAAGCTGTATAACGATATAAATAACACAGAAAGTACAATTAATAAGGAAAGTTTTGAGCCTATTATGTTCTTTTAAGTGTAAATAAATCGAAAACAGCTCTTATGCCATTTAGTATTAACACAGGTCAAATAGATGCGCCAGCTTTTAGGCGCTATTTTAACGAAAAGCTTTCTGGTTCAAATTCTTACCTTTCAGGATTCTATACTCATGATAATAGGTCAGGTTTTATTTCTTTAACAGAAGGAGGACCGAACTCTTTTACTGGGTATAGTGGGGATATTATGTCTAGGGTTTCTGGCTTGTCTTCTCAACTTAGTGGCACTTTGGATGTTTCTGGAGAGTTAGCTTGGCAAAAGTCCGTAGATGTTTCAGGACATGCCGAAACATATACTAATTCTGCGAGCGGTTACCTACAATCAGAAATAGAAACAGCTTCTGGTAATTTTGCTACAGTTAGCGGCGAGTTCCTTAAGTCTGGAAGTTTTTATCATTCTGGGTCGGGGGACTTTAAGGCTTCCGATACGATAACAGGGGCTTTAGCTTTTTCTTCCGGGCATGACGATAGTTTCGGTCTTTTTGTTGCTAGTGGAGATACAACGACCAGCGCAGGATGGATGAAGTTAGCAGGCTACCCAGAAATGACTGGTTATGTTTCTGCCTCTAGCGGAGATATAAAAAGTAGCCTTAACGCTACTGGCCTTGATCTTAATAATTCCATATATAACATAACCTCAGAATCTTCTACTGTCTTTGGAGCGGAGAAAACTTTTAACTCAGGAATAAAGACTGATAAAGTTACTTTTGGTAACGGGGCGGTTAAACTCATAGCTAATGAAAATGAATCTATAACTTTTAATGATGCTAGCGGAGCGTTACTTACGCTTGCTGGCGGATACGGAACTGACGCTCCAGTCTTTTCTGTCACAGATAAAGCAGGCATGCCTTTAATGGACATTTTCGAAGATGACGTAATTAATATGGGTCCATACGGCAAAAATATATTTAGCATCAGTGGGCAAAAGATAGCGATGCAGAATCTACCAGTTTACCCTAACACTGGAGGCTTAGACAACGGAACATTGTATGTTAGCGGTAGTACTACTGCTGGCGGAAAACATTTAATGATAATTTAAAATGACAAAGAAAGAAAATAAAAAAGAGGAAGTAAAACCAATGATGACAAGCTTTGCCTCGTCTGCTTATACGACTACGGAACAGTCTTCGAGGACACGTAGGAATGTAGGAGGACAAATAGAGAGGACAAATAGGTTTGAAAATATTGAGAATGGTTTAGTTCCTTTTAAGTACACAAAAGGAGTTAAGAATAAAAGCTCTCTTAACGTAAGAGATGCAGTTGTACTTTGCCAAAAAGCTTATTATAATTTTGCTGTTTTCAGAAATGTTATTGATTTGATGACGGAGTTTTCTTCTACTAATTTATACTTTACAGGAGGAAGCAAAAAGTCAAGAGATTTTTTAAGCGCTTTATTTAAAAAGATTGACATGCAAAGTTTCCTAGATAGATTCTTTAGAGAATATTATCGTTCTGGAAACGTATTCATACATAGGTTTGATACTAAACTTCAGCCCGAAGATTTTAAAAAGATAACTCAAACTTACGGAGCCTCTTCCTTGTTGAGCAGCTCTTCTGAAGGGACTTTGCCTTCTAGGTATATAATTCTTAATCCAGCCGACATAGAAATGGGAGGAAATATATCTTTCTTCTCTGGTCAGTACTACAAAGTTCTTAGTGACTACGAATTAGAGAGACTTAGGAACCCAAGGACAGAAGAAGATAAAGAAGTTTTCGATTCCTTAGATCCAGACACGAAGAACGCCATCCAACAAATGAGAAAAGGAAAGAGTCTAGGTTTACTATCTCTTAAACTAGATCCTAAAAAAGTTACCCCTGTATTCTACAAGAAGCAAGATTACGAACCCTTTTCTGTTCCGTTGGGGTACCCTGTTTTGGAAGACATAAACTGGAAGTCTGAAATGAAGAAGATGGATATGGCTATAACTAGAACGACAAACCAAGCTATACTTTTAATAACTATGGGCTCTGAGATGAAAGACGGAAGCCTTAATGTTAATCAAAGAAGTATAGAGACAATGCAGAAACTTTTTGAAAACCAGTCTGTTGGTAAAGTTTTAGTATCCGATTATACTACTCAAGCTAAATTTGTTATTCCTGATATCGCTGGTATATTAGATCCTAGGAAATATCAAGTTGTTAATCAAGACATACAAATGGGGCTTAATAATATTCTAGTTGGTGAAGAAAAGTTTGCTAACACTAGTATCAAAGTTCAAGTTTTCATAGAAAGGCTAAAGCAAGGACGAGACGCTTTTATAAATCAATTCTTAATTCCAGAAATAAAAACAATTTGTAAATCTTTAGGCTTTAAGAATTTTCCAACGCCTCATTTTGAGGAAATAGAGCTGAAGGATAAGACTACTTGGAATAGAGTTGTTGCCCAACTTCTTCAATACGGAGTATTAACACCTGAAGAGGGCATGCAAGCTATAGACTCTGGCAGACTACCAGAGACCAGCGAGTCGATAGATTCACAAAAGAGATTTAGGGATCTAAAAGAAGAGGGATTATATTCTCCTTTAATTGGCGGCGGTAACCAAGATGGCAACCAAGCTGGAAGACCAGAAGGAGAGACTTCTCCTCAAACCACAAAGAAGGTTTCTCCTATAGGGGAAAATACTGTGGGGAGCGCTAAATTTAGCGTAGAAAAAATAAAAGAGAACCTTGCTACAGCTCAGAAACTTGAGGCTCAGGTTCAAGAAAGCTTAAAGCTGAAATATGAGAATAAAAGAGTCACCAATAAGATTAGATCAATATCAGATCAAATCTGTAAAGTGATTATGGCTAATGAACCAATAGATAAATGGCTTGAAAAAAGTAAAGATTATATTGAGAATCCAGTAGACACAAATCATAACAGAGTAGAGGAGATAGAGGCTCTAGCTTGCGAACATCAAGTAGATGACTATTTAGCTAGCTTGCTTCTAGAAAGTAAAATTTAATCATGAGCGAAAATAAAGATAATATTCAAGATGTGAACCAGTATATGGGCGGGGTAGATATAGACTTGGTTGTTCCCGACATACCCTTACCTCCTGAACCAGAAGAAAAGAAAGAGGTTAAAGATGAAGTAGAAGGAGCTTTTAAGTTTGCTTTTATTGGCGCTGGACAAGGAGGATCTAGAATAGCAGAGAGCTTCCATAAACTCGGCTACAGAAAGATAGGCATTGTTAACACAGCCCAACAAGATTTAAATACTATCAATGTTGAGAATAAACTTTGCATTGGAGCAGGTGGAGCCGGAAAGGACAGAGCTGTTGCCGCAAAGTGCTTCGACGAAAGAAGAGACGATGTTTTAGATTTTATGAGAAGGTCTTTTGGAGAAGACGTAGATAGAATCTTTGTTTGCGCAGGAGCAGGAGGAGGTTCTGGCGCGGGGACTTTAGTTCCTTTAGTGAAGACAGCTCAGGAGTTACAGGAGACTATCCACTCTGATTCGAAAAAGGTAGGAGTTATTCTTGCCTTGCCTAAGTATTCAGAGGGCAGGAGGGTCAACGCTAATGCTTATGCCACACTAAAAGAAGCTTGTGACTTAGTTGAACAGGGAGTTGTTTCTCCGCTAGTCATCATAGATAACGAAAAAACTAGCAAGATATATTCTAATGTCTCTGTATCGAATTTTTGGCAGACTGCTAATATGAGTACAGCTGGAGTATTTCATCTATTTAATATGACAGCTTCAAAAGATAGCTCTTATTCTTCTTTTGACTCTAGTGATTATAAAAGTGTGCTAGATTCTGGAATTACTATTTTCGGCGCTACTCCGGTTCCTCAATGGGACGACCCGGTAAGTATTTCTAGAGCTGTTAGAAGTATAGCTCAAAGCGGAAGTATGTCTGGCGGCATTGATGTCTCTACTGCAAATGCAGCAGGAGCCATTCTCATTGGCGGAAAAGAAGTTCTTGACAAGATTCCCCAATCTAATCTAGATGAAGCTTTTGATCAATTAACTAGAATTTTAAAGTCTGGAAGTGTAGTACATAGAGGAATATATAGTGGAGACAAAAATAATTTAACTGTATTCACTATTATTGGAGGTATTTCAACTCCTAGCGACAAATTGAAAGAATTAATGAAGCTTGGAGATTTAGAAGAAGCCTCTTAAAAAAATATTTCCAAAACAGGAAAAACTAATGTAATATCGAATATAAATAACAGGAGAAATTTATTATGGCATCAAAAGAAACAGTATTTAACTTAAACACGCATCACGGTAGCAAATTATCTTACCTGACTGACCCCACGTTAGCAGGTAGTATAAAATACATGACGACTCAAGCCACTACCCCAGTTAATGTGGCAGCTGTGACCGGACCTATAACAGGAATAGCTTTCCCAATTGGAGCAGGCGCTCTAGATTTAGGCCAAGGCACTTCGGATGGATTTAACCAGATAGGCGATCCCGGAGAGAAAAACTACTCTCTAAAAAGTGGAGACTTTCAACATGAAGGACTCGCTGCAGGCGGAGAAAAAGACGGAGGAGCACAAAAGTTCGTAAATGCTATTCTCGATAGCGCTTATGTTGCTTACGACTCGGGCGTTAAGCAAGGAAGCGGCCTTTCTAGCATGACTATTTCAAGAGGAGACCTAAGCTTAAACAATAGTAAAGTGACTGGTATTTCTGGAGTAGTTAACACTTATTCTAGAAGTTATAGCGTTACATTCTCTTACAAGCAGTCAGGTATGCTAACTGCTGGAAACGTAGCAGCTTTACCAGATATTTCTAACGATTTAGCTACTGAAACTGGAGATGGACCGTTCTAGTCCACTTAGTTAGTTCTGTTATTTATAGAAAACCCCCAATTCACTTGGGGGTTTTTGTTTTATTTTTTTTAAAATTTTTA